GTGCCGCCGAAGTTCACGGCGACCTTCTGGCCCGCCGGGAAGGTCACGGAAGTTGCTGCGGCCTTGCCGGTGAAAGCAGTGCCGAAGACGACGCCGCTGGCGGTCCCGTCGAGGAAGGTTCCGATGTTCTTCTCGCCAGGGTTCGCCGTCGCGCCCAGGAGCACGTCGTCGTAGGCGCGGCCAAGCGCGTAGACGAGGTTCTGGGTATACGTGCTGGTCGGGTCGATCAGCATGCGAACCTTGTCGAAGTTGTCGATCAGGTCGCCGGTGTCGAAGAACCGAAGCGTCGCACGACGCCGATCGTGGGGGTTCGAGATGAGAGGCGAGTCCCCGTGCCGGGTCGTGACTTCCTGAACGGAGGTCCCGCCGACCTGCTCGAAGAACTTCTCTTCACCCGTGATCGATTCCTCGGTCACGGTGGGACGCAGCCGCGCACCCTTCTGCTGGAGTTGCAGATAGACCGTCGCGTTGAACTGCTTGACGAATGCTGTGTCGATTGAAAACGACATGACTTACTCCTGCCAGCGACGTTCGTCGCCGCGCTTCTTTTGCGCCCACTCTCGACGGTCTGCCCGTTCGAGCGCGGCCTCACGCAACTTCTGACCTGCCTCGGCGGACGGCTTCTGCCGGTATCCGCTCAGGGCTTCCTCGTACCGTTCGCCGGACTTCATTAGCCGACTCTCTCGATTGCGACTATGAAGCGGCGGTTCGTCGCATCGAACTCCACGGTGTCCCGCGCTGTGAACGTAAGGACGATCTGCGTGATCTTGTCGGCATAGTCACCCTTCGAAGACTCACCAGCGTCGGGTTGAAGCGTGACGGTGGTGGCATCCTGTGCGGTGACTTTGTAGCGAACGTATGAGCGCATCGAATCCTCCGAGTCCCATTACCGGGACCATGTTCACGTTGCATGAACACCCTCGGAGGGTTGTGGCTGGAGCCGCCCTGCCTGTGTCTTCTCAGCGGGTCGCCGGCTTGTCCTTGCGGGGCCAGCGGGGCTCAGAAGCGGTGCTGTACGTGGAGCAGCATACTCATACTCCACGGACAGCCGTCAAGGTTTAGATCGCTGCGTGAATGATGCGGTAGATGTCCGTCCGGCGGGCCTGGAGCCGATCGAACTCGGCGCGATTCTTCTCCGCGAGCTTGCCGGAGATGAACTCGACGTTGCCCTCGATCTGCCGAAGCTCGGCCGAGAGCGCGTCCTTGTTCGAATCCACGTGGGCGTCGCCAATGAGCAGACCTTCCTCGCCAAGAGCCTTGCCGATGCGGGCGAAGGCACGGACGAAGCGGGGATCATTGCCGATGCCGGATTCGCGAATCGCCGCGTCGAGGTCGGTGTCGCCGAACGTCTTGAACGTCCGCTTAGCGAGGGACTGGTTCAACTGGTACGTCGCACCCCACTCTTGCTTGAGGGTGGTCTCGCACGCCTGGACCGCCTCAGCCTCGGTCACAGCGATCTGCTGGTGACTTGCCACGCCCTGCTCGGCCGCCCAATTCAGGAGTCCTTGAGCTTGGCTCGGCGTCAGATTCAGCGAGTGAGCGACATTGTTGAACTGTGCGATGTCCTCGGCACCAAGCCGGGGGGCATCCGCCGGGTATTCCGCCGGATATGTCGGCGCGGTGAACTTGTATCCGTCTGCCTTCTCGGGCACACCAAGCTTGGTGTAGAACTCCCTCACCTTCACTGGATCCTTGCCGTCTGGGATCGGGACACGGCCCGAGTAGTCCTTCTGGAGCGCACGGTAGCTCTGGGCCAGGACGCCGACGTCCTTGAACTTCCAGAGTTCCTTGTCACCCTTCAGCGCGGGATCGCTGATGAGATCGTTGACCCACGCCGGGGCCACGGGTTCGGGAGTGGGATTTGGATTCGGGTTGGGATTGCCGTCCGGCGGGTTCTGGGTTGCCCTGCCCGCTGGGTTCTGGTTCTCTCCTGCCATTATTCAGTCTCCGCATGCGTCTGAGTGATTGGCGAGCCTAACTTGGCCGCCGCTTCGCCGGCATGACGCAAGAGTGCCGACTGAAGTGTCTTGATGAGTCCGATGACCACGGAACGCTGGCCCTCACGGAATGAGCTTTCGTCGGGTTCTCCGCGGACGTGGGACTGACGATAGAGGTAGCTCTCACCGAGCATCTTCATCAGCCGGCCACCATCTTCGGTCTGGACGAGACGGAGGACCGAATCCTCGACGTCAATCGCTTGCTTCTGAAGCTCCTGCTCGTCCTGGGTGGCCTGGAGGGCGATGTCCTGAATCCAATCGAGGTTCATGCCCTGCCCGCCAGCGAGCCGCCCTGCTGGGTCGCATCCGCCGTCGCCTTGACGAATGGTGCGAACTTCCCAAGAGATTCCAACGAGGCCGCCTGGGCCTGCTGTAGCTGAGCCTCCTGCTGAGCCTGAAGACGAGCTTGTCGGATCTGAAGAATCTCTTCCTCCGACCGCAGAGCCCCGTTCGGCACACCCAGTGCCTCTGCGTGAATCCGCATCGCCGCCGTGTTATTGATCACATCGGCAACCGACGGATCGGACTGGGCGAGCGGGGCCGCGAGTGCGTAGAAGCGTTGCAGCGCGAGCGAGTCGGCCATCTTCTGAGCCCGAGCCAGCGGTCCCTCGAACCGAACATCCATCCGGCCGTCGCGGTAGAGTTGCTGGATCTTCGGCGGCATCGGTGGGAGTCGATTTGCTCGAAGCAGCGCCATGAACGTGCGGACGATCACTGGCATCTGGAACTCGGTGGAGATCCGGCCGAGCGTGGGGCCGAGCACCCGTTGCATCAACTCATAGCGAACCTGGACCTCGGTGGCGGTCATCTGGGGATTGCCCGGCTGAAGCTGAAGCTGGTCGATGAAGAAGTAGCGGTCGATCTTGATTCGTAGTTTATCTTCGTCCATGTCGGCAAGCTGGATGCCCTTGCCGAAGCCACCAGACAGAAGCTCCGATACAGCATCCATGTCACGGACGTGGGTGAGACCGCCGGGAGTGAGCCGAACCGTCCCGGCAACTCCCTCGTCTCGCACCTTCAGCGGCGGGTCTACGAACTTACCCAGCGCCTTCAGCTTCAACTCGACCAGCTTGTTCAATGTCTTGATGTCGGGGAGTGCGGTGAGCCCAGGCCCGCGACCCCACTCCTCGCCAGACTTCTTTGCCCAGCGAGTCACGAAGTACGGAAGCTCGTGATAGCCGCCCTCGGCGAGCATCTCCCGGTTCAAGTAGTCCACGTAGTAGCTCGCGATAGGGCGAGCCAGTGCGGCGCGACCGTACTGGGCAAGCTGGCGGGGCCGGGTCACGTGGAGCACTGGTACCTGAAACTCGGGCTCCTTCGCGGCCATGTCACGGAGCTTCTGCGATACGGTTGTTGAGAATCGCTCGACCACAGCTTGCGCCGGCAGCATGAACTTTCGCCAGACGCCTTTGACCTTCCCGTCGAACGTCTCCTCGACCAGAAACGTCCCGACGTCGATAGCCCGGAACTCAACTCCGAACGGAGTCTCCTGCTCGAAGAGACAGCCGGTGCCGAAGCCGACGAGATCTTGATAGAACTCATGCGACTCAGCGTTGAAGTTGGAGAAGGTCAGCGTCTCGTAGATGAGCTTGGAACACTCATCGAGCCACTTGTCCTCTTCGGACCCGGGCTCGATATCCACACCGATGACACGCAGGCTGAACCACTTGATCGACTGCGAGGTAAGCGTGCCTTGCATCGTCGCGGCGAGAAGCTCGTTGTCGTGGATCGCGGTGCCATCGAGCACCTGAGCCATAGTCTGCTGGCCGGGCGCGAGGGTTCGAGTAATCGTCGCCTTGCGTGGCAGAACGAAATCGGCAATGTCCTGCCATGTTGGACGCCAGTACCGGAGCGTAGACTCCCGGCGATCGAACTCCTGAACCCACTCGTTACCGGACAACATCGGGGCCTACCTCACTGGCAGGGATTACCTACCGGAGCCGAAGAGACTCGCCTTCGCGATGTCACCTGGGTTGCTGAACTTGTCAGCGTTGATCCCACCGGGACCGGTCAGGAAGGTACTCCGACGCCGACGCTGGTCCGCTTCGGCCTTGGCTTGCACCGCTGCGGCCTGGGCGTCCTGCGAGTTCTGGTCAGGTGTCGCAGGTAGCTTCGAGATGTCCACCGGAGGCGGCGCAGGGTTCGGCGGCGGCGCCGGCGGCGGACTTGCGACCTTTGGTGCGCTTGGTGTGTCGAGTGCGCTGAAGACGGAGCCGAGAAGGCCCCCGCCACCTAAAAACTTACCCATTTACGGATTCCTCTTCATGATGTCTTCGCGGATCTGCATCGCTCGGTCATACCGAGCAAGCTGCCACGAGGGATCGGAGTCTTGAGCACCGCGCTCTCGGTCGGCCCAGAGGTCGGCGAACTCATCCACGATGATACGCGCGTCGTCCTGCCGGCGCCTGAGGTAGGGCATCGTGCGACGAAGCGCCGCCAGCGCTTCGAGACAATCCAGCCGGCCATCCAGGAAGTCAATGCCGAAACCGAAGTAGACGCCGCCGTCTGGGTAGCGGTGGCGAATGAGGAAGAACCTGCCTTCGTTGTCGATCTTCTTCGCGAGGTCTCGCTCGTTCATTCTGTCTCCACCGTGACCCAGCCTTTGCCACGCATTGGCACTCGATCCCGCCAGTTCGCGAACGGGCCGGCGGTCTCGGCGACTTCCTGGAGCGAAACATCCTCCAGCGGGTTGAATCTCATCATCGCATGGCTCGCCTGGCGCTTGCTGAGGTCGGGGTCGAAGAAGGCGACGGCTCGATAGCGCGTGGCATCCGCACCGTGCGAGGTCCAATCGTGAACCGGCTGCTTGCTCCAGGTCTGGGTCTCTTCGTCCTTCTCGCGACGGTAGCTCGCCAGCACGTCGAGGAGCTTCTCGACGCTCGGCTCGTGGAACACGGCGCGGGCAAGGAGCTTTCGGGTGGCGTCGATGCCGTCTTCCATTCTTAGTTTCGGCACAACCTCGAAGTAGAGCCCGAGCTTAGCCGAGGTCTGGACGCGCGTGTTGCCCGTCCCCCACTCGGTCACCTTCATGTCCGGCGGGGCGAAGTGGAGCCCGTAGTTGTACGGGACCTCGATGATCCGGCCACTCGTCGGCTTGATCTGGCCCGTGCGGACCTTCAGGGCTCCGGCATACCAAGGCATACCGTGGCCATCCGACTCCAGGTAGTCGATGAATCGGGGCACGCCACGAACCGTCTGGGTGAAGACGATTGCCGTTGAGTCGTCCACGCCGAGGTCCCAGCCCGTGTCCACCATCTCGTCCATGACCAACGGGAACTGCCCGATACGGCCTTCAGCACGGGCCCGGGCGAGCAGATCACCATAGTAGCTGCCTTCGAGATGACCTTCCCAGGAGCAGTAATACTCCTGCTGGGCCATCGCCTCACTCATCCCCTCTGCGATGTCGTCCTCGACATCTTGGCGAGTGACAACGCGGGAGCCATCCTCGCTGGGTGCGTCCTTGCGAGTGTCCTCGATAGTCAGAGTCGAGATGTACCATTGGCCACGCAAGCGAGCGTTCGAGATGACCCGATGCCAGAGCCGGTAGCCGTGGTTCTTCCCACGGGGGGTGTAGACGAAGACCGCCCAGCCGCCGTTCTCGCGAAGGATGGGTCGGATGAAATCCCAGCCTTGGGGGTTCATGATGGCGTACTCGGAGAACACTACGCCGATGGGGTTCGTGCCCACGATGCTGCTCATGTTGTCCGAGCCGACGATCTGAAAGATGGAGCCGTTGGAAAGCTCGACCTTCATCTCGTCCTGCCAGACCTGCTTGACCAGTGAGCC